TAGACTTTTTATTACCATAATCTCAGTCTCATTTTATAACAATATATAATATAAAATATTACCTAATATCGTAAGCAATATTTTATATCTTTTTCTACTTATTCTCATTCGTATAACACTATCAAAGAGAGATTTATTTACCTCTTATAATTTTATACACGCCGATTATATTTTATACACGCATACGCTCTCACAATTCGCTTTTAAAAGCAAAAAGCAATACGCCCAGTAAGGCGTTAGACGAAAATATTATATAAATGTTTCCTCTTTAGTTGCTTTAAACGGATTTCACTAAAACCATTCTTTCTTTTAAAACTTGTTGCATAGTTAGAATAAGTTTTTAAAATGTATTGTGACGCAATATCGTTTGCTTCCACACGATTTGAATACTTTCCTAAACCTCCTATAGAGTGTTTTTTATGCTTAACTGCTATGTCATTATACCTAACCATACCCCCATCTTTCATATAATACATGATTGAAAGTATGTAATCCTCTTTTTCTGTTGTTGCAATTGATGGAAGAACTTCATCTATTTTCCTATTAATAAATCCGTAAAGCGTTCCTACGATAAATTTAAAATCGGTTGTCGTTTTATTTTTCATAAAAAAAGGATTACAAACAGGATATATGCCCCAAATATAAAGTCCTTCATTTATTAAGTCCTCAAATGCTCTTTTAAAAAAGGTTTTTAAGCAAATTATCTTTTCTAATTCTTTATCAGATTTTCTCTTATATATACCATCTACATCATCATCAATAGAGACGATTGCTTTATTTTCAGGAAAGTAATCAACAATAAAGTTTCTTTGGTATGAAATACCTTTCCTGCCTACTACAATTGTAATATCACTTGGTAAAGTTTTTTCATACCTAATCTTTTCATCTTCATCAGCAACGAAAACATAAATGATATTATTTGGTATTCCTCCTTCATATAAGGTTCTTAAAGTTTTTGAAACAATAATTTCAGGACGATTAAATGATGGTATTGCTACAACATAGTTCATTTAATATTATAATATATTAAAGAATACTTAGTCCCTACTAAATCATCTGTATTATAATGTTCTTTTTCAGCGCCATTAAAAATTATAGGATTGTATTTAGCATCATAAACCTCTCCTTCAATAACTAATTTACAACCTTCATAATCACCGATAGAGACAATCATACTATCTCCAACATTTTTTTCGTCTTTGTGTGGAGGACATACTACATTTTTGTTTATATGAATACTTGTAAATGAAAAAGGACAATAAAGTTTTCCAATTCTTAAAATCTCTTCGTATATTTCAGGATATTTTCTAGTAAATCTTGAATTATTGATCTTCCCTGAATATCTCTCTCTAACTAAACCAAAACATGCTCTCCTATGTTTTCCAAATCCTCTTCTATTGCTTTTGCTTGATACATAAGGTATGTTTATATCATTCAACATTTTTTCTAAAATTGCAAATTCACTTTTGTCAATCATATATTATTATATAGTATTTTACTTTACATAAATTATTAAAAAAGAACCTGCAATGTTGCTTCAATATATTTCTAAATTTCTTATTGTATCTCTCTCGTAAAACTTCTCAAAGCAGTTTTGGTTTAAAGTGTTTCGCCAAACTTTTCTTTTCTTTTTATTGAACCGAGTATTTGTTAAAGCAATTATTAAACTCTTTATTTTAGTAAGCATATTTTATAAAATACTTAAATAAAAATATTTGTATATATAAAATGGCGTTAGACGAAAATACTTTAGCAAAAATAGAAAAGAAAAAAGAACTTGCAAGAATTAGACAAGCAAAGCATTATGCTCTCAAAAAAGAAGAGATTAATGCTAAACGCAGAGAGCGATATAGAGCGTGTGTTGAAAAATGTTTGAAAGAAGCAAATAAAGGCTATAAAGAACCTTTTGTCCCTGAAAAACCTGTATTTACAAAGGGAGACCTGAAAATTAAAGATTTGAGTAAAAACAAGACTTTATCGTATGATGAAATCGTGAAATACTTAGATGAACTAGAACTAAATGTAAATACTGCTAATAAATACAAACAAGACATTAAAAGGTTTGTTAAAATTACTAATTGTGATGATGTTATTAAATGTCTTAAAAGAAGCGACCTTATTATTAGCGATATTGAAAATGGAAAAATGCAAAATGGAAATCCGTATAGCAATAACACTAAAAAAGGACTTTATCAGACTATTTTATTCATTATTGACAGATTTAACTTAAACATAAACAAGCAACCTTATAAATTAAAATTTGAAGAGACGAAATTACAATCAATGGAGGATAATGACAGAAGTGTTTATGATAAACCAGTTATGAAATTCTCTCAATTTATAGATAGGGTAAAGCAAGAATTCGGTGAAAACTCTAAAATGTATGCGATTGTTAAACTTTATGATGATGTTCCTATGCGTGACGATTTTCAGTTGAAGATTGTTGATAAAATAACAGATACTAAAGATAAACAATTTAATTATATTGTAATGTATGCTGGAAAGCCCAGCAAGGTCATTATGAATAATTATAAAACAAAAAACTTGTATGGGACAATACAGGTTAATGTATCAAAAGCCACAAGCAAATTATTGAGAAATTATGTAAAAAATAACAATCTTAATATGGGCGATTATTTATTTGGAAGTGATAAACTCTCGTCATATATAACCTCTTTCAATAATAAACTCGGCGTTGAAAAAGGCTTTAGCACATATAGGCATATGAAAATTAGCGAAGAGTTAAGCAAAGTGAAAAGTATTCCTGAACGACAGCAACTAGCATCTGTAATGGGTCATAGTCCTGTTACACAATTAAAATATGTAAGAAACTTAATCAATGAATAAAAAAAAAAATTGATTTAAACTATTTAAAGGAAATATATTCTTTATATATATCATAATGCCCTATTCTGAAGCACAGAAACGAGCAACTTATAAATGGATAGATACACATAGAGAGCGACACCAAAAACATTCACGAGACTATGGTCGAAGAAGATATGCTAATAATGAGCATATTCGAGAAGCAAAAATCCAAAAAGTTTTGGATAAATATTATTTTAAGAAAGAACTTAAAATATTTTTAAATATTTTAATTGCCGAAATTTAGGAAAATTCAATTTCTTATTATATAATTTAATAAAAAATTGATTTAAAAACAAATCTTTTTTTCTAAGTATAGAATATAAGATGACAAGCACAACTTTAGTTGATTTCTTAAGAGCAAATTTAAAAAATGAAAATGGTTTAACTCACACGAGAATAGGTGACAAAGAATTAAATATTTTTGGGGGTGCCTATTACATAGATACAAATAAAGAGGAGCAATTTTACAAATTATATTATAATAATGTTTTTAAACAGAAACAACAAGAATTTTTAACTGAAAAACAATACGACAACGGCGTGATATGTGTTGATTTAGATTTTAATTATGCCCCTTCTGTTGATGTGAGATTACATACAGAAGATAATATACAAACTATTATACAATCCTACACACGTTGTCTTACAAAATATTTTGATTTTAAACCTAATGATGCATTTGAAATATTCGTTCTAGAAAAACCTAATATTAATAGGTTGGATATTAAAACAAAGGACGGAATTCATATTATTATTGGTTTATGTCTTGAGCGTAAATATCAAATGGATTTAAGAAATGAAATTATGAAACAAGAAGATGTATTGAATGTATTGAACCAATTACCATTAATTAATAAAATAGATGATGTATTTGATAACGCTATTACGTCTGGAAGAAATAACTGGCAAATGATCGGTTCAAAAAAGCCTGGAAATAAAGCTTATGAATTAACATATCATTATAAGATTGAGTATGATGATAATGGCTTTATAATTGAAACACAAGAAATAAAAAAAATTGACTTTGATTTATTTAAACGATTAAGCGTTCGAAATTTAAATCGACCAACTATTAGTGTTTTAGAAAATATTAATTTAAATCAAGCAAATATTCCCACAGGACAAATTACTACTGAAACACAAAATAATAACACAACCCCATATCAAGAATTATTGCGTATTATAGGTAATAAAGGACATTCAAGAAATACTTGGCTAATATTATGTTCTTGGTTTGTTAATAATAGCTCAAAGCAAGAATTTCTTGAATTTGTTGATTTTGATTGGAGGGAAGAAGCAGAAAATATATTTGACAATTTCTCAGAAAATAAAAGACCTTGTTCTAAATATGCTTTAGATAATATAGCAAAAAATAAAGATGAAACGGATTATCTTGATTGGAGGAGAAAGCATAACATTTATATTACAAAAGAAATTCTTGAAAGAGGATGTAATGATGTCGCTCAATTTATCGCTCCGCGTTTAAAACAAAATCTTATTTATTGTAATGACAGCTGGTTTCAATTTGATAAACAAACCTCTTTATGGAGAATTACCAAACGCCCTGATGCTATGGTAATTAGTCACATTCAAGGCGATATTGATGAGACACGAGAATATATTTTATATAAAAAAAATAGAACCGAGAACGATGAGGAAAAAAACATATTAGCGAAATTAGAGAAATTATTTATTGCATATCATAAAGAAGTTTCTAACAGCAGTTATATAAGTCAAACTCTTAAATGTCTTGCTACTTATTTGTTTGATGCGGATTTTGACAAAATACTTGATAATCATACTACTTGCATAGCCTTCCAAAATGGAATTCTTGATTTAAAAACGCTCCAGTTTAGAAATGGAATACTACAGAGCGATTTCATAACAAAAACTATTCCATATAATTATGTTAAAAAGAATGATGACGATGATGATGTTATTGCTGTTAAAACCGCACTTAAAAAGATTTGTAATTGGAATGACTTGCATTTAGATTATTATTTGAGCTGTATTGGATATGCCCTTACTGGTTTATCAAGTAAAGAGCAAAAATTTTGGTATTGTAGAGGTCAAACTGCTGATAATGGTAAATCCGTTATATTTGAAGCACTTGAAAAAATTATGCCTAATTATGTAATTAAAGGCACAAGTACCTTTCTTGATAAAAATGCAGAATTAAAAAAAGAAATCCCTACATGGAAAGGAAAACGGATTGTTTGGTTAAATGAAGTTTCTACTAAAACAAAAGATGAGGATATATTGAAAGCGGTTTGTGATGGAACAGATATTAAATATAATAGAAATTACGCTATAGAAGCAGAAAAGGTTGCTATTCAGTTTAAATTATTTGGTGTTTCAAACAATTCTCTTTCCGTAAAAGGAGATGCTGGTATTGCAAGAAGATTTAAATTATTACAATTTAATTCTCAATTTAAGGAAATTTATTCAGAAGATGATTATGAAAATCTACAATTCACAAGAAATAAGGATTTCGGTGATGATTTAAAAATAAAATGGAGGGATGCTTTACTTCATATAATTTTCACATATTCAAAAGATTATATTGAAAAGAATTGTTTAAGACCATACCCAGAAGAATGGGATGAAGAAGCAAAAGAAAATATTGCCGATAATAATAAATTTAGTGAATGGTTTGATGAAACATTTGAAGTTGGTGATGATTTTATATGCTTCAAAGTAGATTTTGAAAATGTTACACCGAGTGAGTTTAAGTCGTTAAAGATTAAAGATGAATTAACAAGGATGAAAATTAAGTTTAAATATGATAGTCAAAAGCAAAGTAAAAGTATTGATGGTCGTAGAAAAAAAGGTGCTTTCGTTGGATTTAGATTGAGGGAGGAATAAGTAAAAAACATTAATTTAAAAATAATATATTTCATTTCATTGTAACATATTATTTGCCCTAAAATGCCCTAATGCCCTATTTGCCCTAAATTTTAAAAAGTCCCTATAGGATTTTTGGATTTATGAAATAGTTTATAAAACTTGGGGCATTTAGGGCAAAAGGGCAAGATTAGGGCAGTTTCTTAGTATATATCCCCTAAACTTCATATACCTTATTTTTATCCAGAAACCCACGATGTTGCATATATTCAACCATATCAATTCTTTGCTGTTTCAATTTCCAACACATCTTGTGCATATTTCTTGTCTGCCAATCTGACACCTCTCTATTACCAAGATAGTTTGTCTGTTTTGTAAAGGGTTTTACTTTCCTACGGCATTCGAGGCAATACATTTATATTTACATTTATTTTATTTTATTTTATTTGAACGCCATTTCTATATTTACTACATACATTCCTTTTAGAGTTTATATGCCTCATTACATTTTGTAGAGTGTTTTGAAACCCACACTTTGGACATCTTGGTTTATGATAGACTAACTCTATTTTTTCCATACGAATATTAAATTATAATACAAATTATTTAATATTTTAAATCTGTATAATATATATGATAATTTCTCTCGTAACCCCATCTCGCAAGGCTAATAAACGTTATGATGCTATATTTGATGATGGTAAAATCATATCCTTTGGATTAAGAGGAGGTAATACATATATAGACCATAAAGATAAACAACTACGGTTTAATTATTGGTCAAGGCACTACGCAAATAAAAAAGAACGACAATTAATAAAAAATCTCACTCCAAGTCCAAGCTTATTATCTGCTATGTTATTATGGAATAGCGAGGATTTAGATAAGAATGTAGAAGTGCTTAATAGTTTGTGGAAAATTAAAAAACTTATTTAGTTTTGGATTGAATATCATCGCGAATATTATTTAATTGTTCTATTAATTGTTGCTTTTGAAGTATCATATTCTCAAATCTTTTTTTTTCATTTTCTCTCACCAACGCAGTAGCTTCACTCTCAATTTCTTCTATTAAAAGTGTAACACGCCAGTGTATTCCAGCCAAGTTAATAGGACTATATGTATTCGTTGTCAGATATAATGAAATTTCTTCAATATGATTATTACTGAGATTAACAGAAAAATTACCTTCATATAGTAGCCAAGTATTATAATATGTATTAACAGGAACTTTTGCTAATATATCAGAAATGGTAAATTGCTGTTCTACAAGTCTTTCAACATTATTAGATATTTGATGTAAGCTTGATGAGCGTATATATAAAGCTGTAATAGGACTAACATTTACGTGGTAAGGAGAAATATAATTAAAACTTGTAATTGTATTAGATGTATCATAGGATAAAATCGTATCGGTATCATAGTCAAAACCCCACATTTCAACTAGAATATCCGAGAGAGAATTATAAATCGTTAATGTAAAATCGTGACCACCGCCTGACGGGGGAATAATATTTAATGTAGCTTTGCCTGT